GGAGGCGTCGTAGTCGCGGAACGCCTCTTGGAACTGGTAGGTTGGTTGCGTCCGCTCCTGTACAATGTTGAGAATCGTCTCCGGCTGAACCGGAACGTCATTTTGTGCGATTGGCATGGGTTATCACTTCTGTAGAATGACTGCACTGTTCGCATCGAGGTTGTATCCCGCGGCAAGACCGGCTACGCTGCCTTCGTCGGTGATCGCAACGTAGTCACCAGCCCCTTCGGCGAGTTGGCCCTCTGTGCCGGAGGTCGTGATTTCGTTGCCGGCGGTGACACCAGAGGCAACATTCCCAACCGTCAGCGGGCCGGGCGTGTAGACAGTGATGTTTTCGCCGGATTCACTTGCCGTTTCACCAGCAATACCAACGATAACCGTGTCTGTGGTGTCGTCAGCCGTCGCAAGTTGGCCGCCGTTGATGCCAACAGAGTCGCCACGGTCAATTGCTTCGCCCGCCTCATACGTCATAGACGGGGCGTCACTTCCATACGCCGGATCGCCGAGTTCTGCGCTTGCGCTTGGTTCTGCCATTAGTTAAGCACCTCTTCAGCGGTGTCGAAGTCACTCACGCCGAGTGCTTCGCAAATGTCGTCTTGCAGTGCGTCACTGCCGAACGTCTGATAGTCCGCATACAGAGCCTCGGCCTTCTCCATGTCCGCATCGCCGGAGAGGGCTTCAGCGTCTGTATTGTCGGGTTCGCCGGATTCAGGCGTCTGCCGCATGGCTTCAACCTGTAGCGACCCCTCATCGTCTTCAAATTCCTCACACAGAGCCTCAAACCCAAGAGCCTCAACAGTGGACTCTTTGAGGTCGGTGCGCTCCGTGAGGGCTTCCTCCATAACGCCGCGTACTTCTGCAACCCGGCTTTGGAGGGCTTCGTAGTCGTCCTGTTCAACCAGCTTCGGATCGTCAAACTCTCGGCGTTTCTCCAACGCTTCAAGTTCGTCGTCAGTGATATTATCCATAATGATCGTTGTGTCTGTGGTTGCCGCCGTCGCTGCCGGGTTGCTCTGGCTCATACTCTCTGAGCCGTCATCGCCACCCATATCAAGTTCATCAAGGAGTGCTTGACGGCTTGCACCGGGCATGAATTCGGTATCCTCGCCCTCGCCGCGGGTGTGAATCTCCGAAAAGCCCATCTCCTCGGCTTTGCTCATCGCTTCGCCGGGGTTGTCAAACACGTATTCATCGGGGACGCCGCTCATCCCCTCGCCGTGTTCGGCCAGACTCTCAGGGTCAGGCAACTCATCAATCACGGTCAGCGTATCCGTGTTGAGTGTGTGCCCGACCATGGTGCCGGTGGCTTCCCAGCCGTCTTCACCGGGGGTATGCACCTCAATGAGTGCAGCCGGTGGGTTAATTGTCTGGTCGCCGTCAATCTCGCTGTCAAGTGGATCGTCGCCCTCTTCGCGGATGTCTTCGACCATGCCGTAGGCGTCACGGTCGCCGCTACTGTCCCATCTGACAAGCGTGCCGTCCGATACGTCGGCTATGTCCGCCATGGATTCAGCATCATCCATAGCCCACTCGGGCGGCGTCTCGAACTCTTCAGCCAAGGCCATGAGCCGGCGGTCGTGTTCGTCGGCATCCACGCCGCCGCGCGCGCCGAGTTGCCACGCGGCATCAACGTTGCCACGTCGCAAATTGCCCTCGGCGTCAACGACCGGATACGACGACTCCGTTTTCGTGTCGCCCGGATAGAGGTAGTGACTCTCGTAGTCATCGTTCGGGATTTCGGATTCATCAAGCTCGCCGTCTGCCGTGCCGTCGAAGGTCACGCCGGCCACGTCTTTGAGGGCTTCCGTCGTTGCTTGCATGGCTTCAAGTTCGCCCATCTCGGTGAGGCGTTCGCGTTTGCCCATGATCCACTCGCGCATCGGCGGGCCACCCCAGCCTTTGATTGCTACACGCCCGTTGTCTTCCCACGGCTCTGTGTCGTCGTCGTTCAACTCGTATTCGTCGCTCCCGTGGCGGGCAAACCACGCCGCAATCTCTTGTACGTCGTCAACAGAGAGTTCGTCACCAGCCGCCAGTTGCTCGGCTCTGTTCCAGCCGGTGTCGGTCATGCCCTGCACGTCCTTGTCGTCGTCCTCACGCCAGTCCAACACGTCTTGGGCGTGGTCTTGGACACTCTCGGGCGGCGTGAGGTCAATGCCTTCTTGGAGGGCTTCAACAGCCGCGTGCAACGCTTCGGCTTTCATCGCATTGCCACCGACTGTGATTTCGTTGCTCGGAGCCGCGCCGTCAACGACTGTGGCAAGGTCACGCCACCGCTGTATCTCAGTCGCCACGTAATCGGCTTCGTCGCTCTCTTCCAGCGGTTCGATGTTACGGTTGACAAGTGGCGACACCTCAAGCCGACCGTTTTCAACGCTCCGGGCAATATCGGGATCGTCAATCTCGCCCTCATACAGCACGCCGACGCCGGGCTTGAAGCCGGCCCATGTGACTTCCCCAACGACCGCATCGCTCGGTGTTTGGGGCTGTGCGCCGTCTGCTGTGTGGTTCTTGCTCGTTGCTATCGGTTGGCCTTGCAAGCCCTTGGCGGCCTCTCGGAGCGTCTCAGCCGGCCACAGCGTGCGTTTGCCACTGCCGCCGTGGGTCACGTCGCCGTCGCCAATTGCGACGCCTGAGACTTGCACAGGCACGTCGCTACTGCCGCTTTGGAGTGCGGCATAGCCGGTGTTGAGTCGTTCAGTCATGATTACCAATCCTGATCGCTTTCGAGAAATAGTTCTACGCCGGTCGCTATGCTTGCATTCGGCGTGTGACCGATCATCAACACCACGTCATCGGGATACACAGGGCGTTTCCGGCGATAGCCGCGTTGGGTTTTTGTGCCGCTGGCTCCCTGCCCGGCACTGGCCTCTGTGCTGGCTCCGACCGAGCGGCCATTAGGGATTTCTGTGCCGTCTACTGCATACGTTCGGGACGGGAATGTTGACACATTCGGCGTCCATTGCACTACCGAATTTTGCGGGCTATTCGAACGCGGATAGGCAGGGCCTTCGTCGGTGCCGTCGTCGTCGGGATCAAGGAAATCGGCGTCGGTTTCATTTTCACCGACCGCTTTCAGAAACACCTCAACATCAACTGATTCTTCGGCGGTTGCATCCACTGCCGTCATCGTCGTATAGACATTATCCCGCTCAGGATCAACGCGCAACGCGCCAAGGACAGTATAGCCGTTCGCAGCAACCTCGCTTAGCTCACTTGAACTGAAGACGTGTGGCTTCGGGCGTGCGGTCGGCGGCGTGTCAGTCAGCGGGATATACGCCATGCTCCCCGCTTCAAGTTGGATGCCGCTGTTGGCAACGTCTAACTCAAAGCCGATTCGACCCACGGGGGAGTCACTGAGCCAGTCGTCGTCTACCGTGATCGTAGCGGGGTCAGTGGTTAACTGTTCATTATTGCCAGTGTAGTCAATTGTCACTTCGGCGCGACCCACTGCATACCAGTTAAATTCAAGTTGCGGACGAGACGGCGACTCAAGGCCGTTTGGGGGTGAGACGCTTTGAGACACCTTTTCACTGCCGTCTTCAAGCGACCGGAACGTCACGTTGCCCCCGCCGTCATACTCAATTTCAAACGCGCCCTCGACAAATAGTTTGAACGTGTCACTGGCGTCTTGGAGGGCCGTGAGAAATTGGAACGACCATGATACGTCCACGTCGTTGCCAACGATATAGCGCGGGGCTTCAGCCGTCTTGAATTGCAGCGTGTCACCTGCGTTCGGTTCAATCAAAAATTGCTCGTCTTGGTCGGTGAAGCGCGTGCTATCGGCGTCTGGGTCGTTAATCCGTGTTCCGTTTTCGATAAATCGGTATCGTTCTTCGCTAAAGTTGTAAAACGCTGGCAAGTCCAGTGCGTTCTGCGTGCCTTTTGTGACAAGCGTGCCAAAAGCGTCTTCCCACGATTCAGCGCGTTCGTTCTGGTCTTGAAGTAAGTCGTTATCTGTTCGGTTGCTCATGATTGGTGTTGTCTTTCGTATGTGGTTGATCGGGGACTGTGCAACAGCCGACTACAGCGGCGTGCCCGGCACACGCTCTTCCAACGGTGGCAGGCTTTCAGGGTCTACGCCCATGCTGGGCAGGATCGAACAGCGTCCGTTCGGGTGGCTCGGAGGTAAGAGCCGGTACTCTTGCCCCCGGAACACGACACGCCCTGATTCCATCTCATCAAAGGTGAGTGTCGCCCCGGACAGCCGCCGGCAGAACGTGCATGTGCGATTGTCGGGGGTTGCTAACCATTCGCCATGTCGCAGGCCAATGTCTAAGTCCTGCCGCTCGGCCACGTCACGGTACTGCTCAAGCGTGGACTGTGAGTAGGCATTCACAACCTCCGACCGGGCTATCATTGTACTGCGATGCTTCCCGATAGAGTCAACCCGTCCGTTTATGTCACGGGCGATTTCGCGTGGGTTCTTGCCTTCATCAAGGCCTTCCACCAGCGTATCACGAATCGCCGGCACCATGTCTTCGGTGACGCTTTCGAGGTTCTCGAAGGTGCGCCGTGAGAGTCGCCGGAGCATTTGGGCGTGCTTGGGGCGGCTCACCACGTCGGCAATGTTGTCGGAGTCAACAACCACATCCTGTTCGCCCAACTGCCGGTTGGCAAACCGAATCCCGGCGGCGTAGGCCTGCCGGATGAACTGGTTTTCCTCTTCGCCGACAACGCTCAGGTAATACTCTTGGAGTTGGTTGCGAAGCCACCTGAAGAACGCGGCCACCGCCGTCCGTCGCTGCCGTGTCTCAAAGATTTCATCCGGCGGGTCATCAACCAGTGCCTCGGTGTCGTCGCCTTGGAGTTTGAGCAAATCCCGGTCGATAATCGCTTCTCGAATCCGGGCGTTCAGTCGGCCTAACACGCCGCGAAGCCGCTGGGCGAATTGCTGCTGTGCCGTCTGTGTGCGTGTCGTGCCAAAGTCCTCGGCGTCACGGGTGTACGGTGACAGGGCTTCAGTACCACAGGCACATTGCATATCAGTCACCGCCTTGTCGCCAACCTTCCCACTGCAACACACGGTCTTTCATCGCTGCTGCCAGCCGTGCCGATCCAAGCTCACGCCGTGCGCCCTCGAAGGAGCCGCCCATCGATGACCATGCATCAAGCAGGATAACGCGGTTGGGTGTGTCGCTCTGTTCCCAACTGTCGGGGATGCCGAACGTCGTTTCCTGCAATGCTTCGAAGTCGTCGGTGTCAACGCCGGCAAAGAGGGCTTCGGTAGGCTCATCAACACCCGTGTCGGGTATCTCCGTCTCTGCCAACTCCGACGCCGAGTAGAAGCCGACACCCACGCGGGTGTCTTTCAGGCCAACGATGTACGTCGGGCTGTCTGGTGTGGCGTCAATCTCTTCGTCGTTCTTGCCGCTGAATGGCTCTGTCTCAACGCCGCTGACGACACCAAGGCCCTGCGGCGTCTGTACCACG